TTAATCATTTCGATTTTGTGGTTAGTAATTTCTAGTAACTCTTCTTGGGTTCCGTATTGGAACTCCCACTGTCGCATCCCGACCTTGTGGATACCCTGCTGGCCTGTGTGGTGATTCAAGCACAGAGGGATCGTGTGCCGATCATCAGCCTTCTGCCCCATTCCTCGCCATTTCGTGCCGATCAAATGATGGATCTGGGGTGGCTGACCACAGATTGCGCAGCCCATCTCAGAAAGCAGGTTAAAACGCTCTGTACGCTCTTGTTTTGACATGGGCGCTACCCTAGTACCTTTTTGAAGAGATCTCGGCTCTGAAGGCGTGTATGCGGCGTCTGAGGCCATATTTAGGTCAGCCTCATCTCTGCTCTCTCGTCCGCCCGGCGAGTTCTCCAGACTTCCAGTGCAAATCTCGCTGCTTCCAGTTCCCATCGGTTTACCTCCTCTTCGTAGGTTGCTGCGGATAATCCATCAAGCAATTCTGCGTAGGATGGATCGGCTAGGGCTTCGCGTTCCTGAGCGGCTGCGGTATTGAACCCGGCTCGCTCTGCTTCCTTCATCAGCATGGCGGCTTTGGATTTGCGGAAATGCTCTAGGCGGATTCGGTCTGCCTTGGCGCGAGCAAAGTCCTTAGCCCGTAGGCGCATGATGTGGATAAGTTCTTCTGCTGATCGTGGTTGTGGATTCATTTCTTTTTCCTCGGTTGCCAGTCCTCTTGTGGGACGATGAATACTGAGCCTTCGCCGTAGGGTTTGCCTGCGACGAGTTTACCCTTCTCGTGTATGCACAATGTGTGTACATCTCCGAATACCTGACGCATTTGGTCAACTACCTTGGCTAACTCAGGCCAGCGCTGTCTGTTTGCTTCCTTGCTCATACTTCCACCTCAGCGTACAGGCTAGGAAACTTTCCGTTCTCGTCTGGTGGTGGGAAAGGCATGTGCGGCATTCCGTGTTCCGGAATCCATTGCTGAGAGCGGGCGTCGAACCAAAACTGAAACAAGCCCTCAAATTCGCCATGACGCTGCTTCGCTACTCGGATGTAGCCGTCAGGTTCAGAGTGGTCGTATTCCTGCATCATGCGGATCTTGGCTTCCTTCACCTTGTTGCGGGAGATGATGAGCAAGTTATCCGTCAGGTCTACAATTTCGCCAGCGCCTTTGACTGAATACTTGTCCGGCATTGCCTTTTCGTCAGCGGCCTTGCGGATGTGATGGACGAGGTGGATGTGAATCTTGTGTTCCTTAGCAGCCCACGCCAGAGCATCAACAAAGTCGCGCTGGTTTTCGTTTTCCATCTTGACGCCGCACTTCACCAGTGAGTCGATCATGATGTGGTCAATGCCCAATTCTTCAGCAGCCCAGTGGATCATGGCGATGATGTCTTCTGGCTTGACGCTGCCGATCTGGTCGTAAATCCAAATCTTGTCCTTAGTGTAGTTCATGAGACCAGTTGCTAGGTCTCGTGGAGGAAGCGGTGAGCCACAGCCCTGACGCAACATGCGGGCAACCGTGGCTTCGCCGGGCATTTCCATTGAGGCAATCAAAACCTTCTTGCCTTCGGCGGCAAGCCACAACGCAGTCTGGCCCTGAACGAGAGATTTACCGCCACCATTCTCGCCAGCCCAAATGGTCATTTCTTTTGGGCGGAAGCGGAACTTGTCGGCGGTCTTGCTCCAAGGGAGTTGGTCGCCAAAGACTGCGGAACCTTGGGCGAGGCGCTCCATTGCCCCGTCAAAGAAATCCGTTACAGGGCGGATGGATTGGCTTTGCTGTCTCGCCATGAAGCGGCGAAGATCAATATCGTGGATGATGTTCATATCGCGTTCAGCCTCCATTCGTTAGCAGGCTGATCTTTTTTCTGACGATTTTGCCAAGTCCTGACAGCAGCCTTCCAATCCCTCATTTTGCTGGAGCCAACAAGCCACCCCTTTGCGGAATAGAAATCTACAAACTGCTGCGCATCGACTGAATAACCTTTTTCTTTGATGTACTCAGCCACTTCGGTAACGGAGGGAGGAGCGAAGCGTTCTCTCTTTGTTTCTTGGTTATTGGTTATTGGTTTATGGTTATTGGTTGGTTGAACGACCGTTGAACGCTTGTTCAACCGACGTTGGGCTGATGCTTTACCTGCCCTAGAAGCCGCTTCCTGCTTAGATTTAAACTTTTCGATTTCCGCGTCGGCTCGCGGATTTATGTATCCAACGCCCTCTTCATGGTCAAAAAATTCAACCAAAATTGCAGCAACTTCTTCTACGTTGTCACGCATATTGATGAGTCGTGCAACGGTCGTTGAACACTCGTTGAGCGGTTGTTCATGCAGATAGTAAAGATCAAGCAATCTGCGGTAAGCCAAGTCTTCAAGTAATGTGAGATGCCGGGTATGGCTGGCGTAATCGCCAATGTTGAATGAGTAGTAATGCAAAACAATCTCCATTGGTGCTGGTCTCCCCGGTGATGGTTCCGGAGGTCGAGCAACCCTGCTGGGTTAGAAACGGTCGAGAAGACCAGCCCAATGAAGACTGTCTCTCAACCTCTTTGCGCCCATCACAGCGCGTGAGGTCAACTATAACGAAACTCCTGCGCTACGCAAGGCGTAAAACGCTTTTCTTTCTCTCTCCAAATCCTGTGGCGTAAGTTTCTCGCCACGTTCTCTCTTGGCCTGAGCCATGTCTAAAACCAGCTTCTCAGTCGCCAGTGTGTTGGATTGCTGTTCAGCCTGACGCTTTTCATACCGGGCGAATGCGAACGGGTTGAAGCTCTCAGATCCGCCATCAGGGAAAAGATCGCTGAGTTGCAGTCCAACAGCATGTACAACATCGCTAGCCCCACAGCCAGCAAAGCATTTAACGAGAATACGTCCATCGTGGTTTTCCTTGATTGCGAGTGATGGGGAACGGTCTTCGTGGGCTGGGCAACATGCCATCCACTGTCCCTTTCCTTTAGGGGTGACTTTCTTGAGCTGCGCAAGCAGCAGGTTGACTTTTGATTCCATGATTTCCTCGGTTTTTGTAGTAGGAGTCCGAACCATCGCACAAGTAAGGTTGAACTGTCAAGCAAAAAAAAATCCCGACCTAAGCCGGGACAAAGTTCGCCACTGGAGGTGTGGCTGGAGGCCATCAAGCCACCGAGGAGGTTTACGGATTGTGAGTCGGAAGCGGGATCTCGTCAATCCTGTTCTGTCTCCAAGCTGCGCCAATCACCCGGTCGTAGATCCGGGGAGGCAGGATGTCGGGCCATTGATACACAGCCTTGTTGCTGATCCCGACGAGCTTGGCGACGTTCATCACACCACCCATAGCGTTTATCAAAGTTTGCTTATCCATGCCGCCCATTCTACAGGTTGAAAAAAAAGTTTCAAGAGGGGTTGACATCATAATTCAACCTAACTAGAATGCAGGGCATGGGGTGACACGGTGTTTCCCCACTCTCGCAAGGAGTTAAACATGGACATTCAAGAATTTGGCGATAACGACGGCCCATACGACGTTTGTTGTGATCTGACCGATAACGAGTGGGTCGAGCTGTACATGAACGAAGGCTTCGATGCTGACGACGTTGAAGATGTAGTCCTCAACAACCTTGTCGGTATCGACTGGCACAAGGCAGCAGAACTGATTGCATTCGCTGACGATGATGCCAAGGCTGCCGAGCTGGGTCGCATGCTGATCCGCGCTGCTGGCAACAATCTGCGCAACTACATGAAATCAGAAGCTATGGAAGCGGAGGGATGCTATGAGCCGTATTAAGTTTTACTTCATCGCTGTTAGCGAATGGCTCCAAGGTCGCCCTTGGTGGCACGCCAAAGAGATTGCGGAGAAAGCTGATGGATGGTTCTAGCCCAAAGTACCCGATGATTATCAGTCATCCAAACAATGTGAACTGCAACTATCTGGATGCTGTGTATGCCGTAATGTGGCACGACTGCACCAGCGATTGGCAGACCTACGGCGAATGCTTAGAAGAAATCAAAAGGGGGTTAGCATGAATCTTACTAAAGAAGGATCACGCAAGATGGCGCATGACTTGCTGATGGAAGATTTTCCCATGAATCAGCTCGGCAGACTTTCTGATGACGAAATGATTGAGGCTTGGATTTCTTACCATCAAGAACCAGTGCCGCAGTCTTGGATTGCCGAGGAGAAATAAGATGAGCATGGAACAGTTTGAATACGAAGTAGAACGCGCAATGTACGACCAGATGTACCGGGTAGAAGTTTCATTGCGTGATGCGGAATTGGCGATTGCTCGGCTTCGTGCTGAGTATGAGGCAATGGTTGGGCGTTTGAATGAATCCGCCACTCGCCCAACTAAATTTGGAAATGCGGAACATTGTCCATTTTAGATAAAAGGAAAGTAATTATGAGCCTTACTATTCAGGCAACCTCTGCCCCTGCGCGTGACTTTGAAATCGCTCCAGCGGGCAACCACGTCGCTATCTGCTACGCAATGGTTGATCTCGGTCAGCAGCATGTAGTTTTCAACAACGAAGAGAAGTGGCAGCGCAAGGTCTATATCGGCTGGGAGCTATCTAACGAACAGATGGCAGATGGCCGCCCGTTCATGGTTAGTCGCCAGTTCACAATGAGCCTGCACGAGAAATCAACGCTTCGTGCCATTCTGGAATCTTGGCGTGGCCGTCCGTTCACAGATGACGAGCTGATGGGCTTTGATCTGAAGAACATCCTCAGCAAGCCGTGCATGGTCAATGTCGTACATGCTACCGGGAACAACGGTCGTACCTACGCCAATGTGAAGTCCATCGCGACGATGCCGAAGGGTATGCCTGTTCCTGAGCAGATTAACCCAACCATGCTGTTTGAGTTTGGCGATCAAGGTTTCGATGAAGACAAGTACATCGCTCTACCGCAATGGCTGCAAACAAAGATCTCTGAGTCGAAGGACTATCAGATGATCTCTGGAACTGCGCCAGTAGTAGATGAGTGGAACGACGAGATCGCGTTCTAAGAACCCTCTGACCACCCTTGCGAGTCGGCCTAGCCCACCGATGGTCAAAAACGGGCTATTAACTATGAATTATTTATCTGTGTGTTCGGGGATCGAGGCTGCGACTTGCGCGTGGCATGATCTAGGCTGGACACCTGAAGCATTCTCAGAGATTGAGAAATTCCCAAGTGAGGTGCTGGCGCATCATTATCCAGCCGTACCTAACCTTGGTGACATGACTAACTTTAAGGAGTGGAATCTTGAACCAATCGACCTTCTCGTGGGAGGAACCCCCTGTCAGTCTTTCTCAGTCGCAGGACTCAGAAAAGGATTGGATGACCCGCGTGGCAACTTGGCCCTCGTCTATCTTGCCATTGCTGACCGATTCAAGCCCAAGTGGTTGGTCTGGGAAAATGTTCCCGGCGTTCTGTCCAGCAACGGAGGAAGGGATTTTGGCTCCTTCCTCGGGGCGTTGGCTCAACTCGGGTATGGGTTCAGCTACCGAGTGCTTGACGCTCAATACTTC